GAAAGATTGGATTGCACCAAATTGAAATCCTATGACAATATATCAGATGTGGATTTAGCAAGTTGGCAAGATTTAATCGAATTACAGAAAGAACATCTAACGCAGCTTGAAGCTGATTCATTAAAACTAATCAAAGAAAAGACAGAGAAGTTTAATACATATACTTCAATTATTCCTGTCTCTATGGGTAAGGATTCAATGCTTACCTGTCATCTAGTCAGAAAATTATATCCAAAAACAAAAGCAATATTTAATAATACATCGCTTGACTGTGCTGATACATACAGAATGGTTAAGACTTTCCCTAATTGTGAGATTATGAATCCTGAGAAGGGATTTTACCAGTATGTAGAATCAGACCATATGATACCAACGAGATTTGCTCGTTTTTGCTGTAGAATTTTTAAGGTTGGTGTTATGGTATCACAGCTTGACCACGATCATCCGTACCTTATGTGGATGGGAATGAGAAATGAAGAGTCAAATACTCGTAGTGGTTATCAGGATGAATGGATAAATGAACAGGAATGGGGCAAGACCTGTTGGCAAGGTATTCTTCCTATTAGAAAGTGGTCAGAAATGGATGTGTGGCTTTATACAATTTGGAAGAATATTGAGATAAATCCTAAATACAAGAAGGGTTACTCTCGTTGTGGGTGGACTTTGTTGCGCCCCTTTATATAGAAATATATATCGAAAATGCAGTGAACACGTTTATCAGCGTGGTGTCAGATTAACGTTTTTAGGAATTGTAGGAAATGACAATTAGTAATCTGGCTAACAGGGAAGCCTAAATCAAAGATGATATGGTAATCCTGTGCTAAGTCTTTTGGTCGAGACGAAAGGAAAGATAAAAATAAGTAGATTAGGAACAATTTATATTATAAGAAATAAATGTAATGATAAAGTTTATATTGGACAAACAACACAATCTGTTGAGGAAAGATTTAAGCAACATCTAAAACCATCTGCACATAAAAAATTTGGTAATTATAAAATTTATAGGGCAATGAATAAATATGGTTGTGATAACTTCTATTGTGAAACATTAGAAGAGAATATACCATATGAAAAACTTGACGAAAAAGAAGTTTATTATATAGAAAAGTTTGATAGTTTTCATAATGGATATAATTCTACTCCTGGTGGTGACGAAAAAACCATTTATAAAATTGATGATGTAAATGATATTATCAATAGATTACAGGTTGGCGAAATGATAAAAAACATTGCAAATGATTATGATGTTTGTCCTCATACAATAAGAAGGACTTTACAAGCATACGGAATCAATACTCCAAGTGATATACAAGGTAAACGTATTCGAGAAGATTTACGAACAATTCCAAGAGAAAAAATAAGGGAATTATATATAAAAGGATTATCTCATTCAGAAATTGCAAAGGAAATTGGCATAGATCAGAGAAGCGTTTCAAGAGTAGTTAAAGAGCTTGGGATAGGGAAAAGAAATGTAATTGATTATAATTCGTTAGATTTAGATGCAATTTTGATTGATTTTAAAAAAGCCGAATCTGGCGAATTAAAGAAGAAAGATGTTTTAAAGAAATATGGTTTAAATCAGCATTCTTTAAAAGTAATTAAGAAACTAAAAAACATATCATAAACGACTAAAAGAAAAGTCAATCGACTATTATGTAGGGCTGAGATTGATACAGCTCGAAGTGCTGCACACGAGTAATTATAGATTATTCTGAGTGATGTCATATCACAAACCTAACGTTAAACGAGGGTGATGATATAGTCAGTACTATATGAAAATATAGAATTATACGGTAATATTGCGTGTCCATTCTATACGAAGTCTACTTGGATTTTGGACAAGTATTGGTATCCACAGGCTTATGAGAGATGGAGAAACATCTTAAAAGAAGACTTTATTGCAAATAAGAAGTGGATAATCATGAATTGCACTATTGACGAATATCTCACACAGGCTTGGAATGGTGGGACATTTAGAGATGAACCAAACGATGAGGTTATTCAGGAATTTGCTGAGTACAATGGATTGAATGTTGGCGATACGAAAGTAGCAAGACAGTATTTCAATAAGTATTGTGATGAGTGTGAAAAGAGAATAAAAGATAAGACAACGCTGGCAATGAATATGAAATTCCACGGAAGAGATGTGTCGAAGTTTTTGTGTAAGAAATGTTTCAAGAAACTGTATGAGATGGACGATGAG